GTGGATGATTGGGCTACGAAAGAAACGTTTGTTGCGTTGTTACGATTTTGGATTCGTTTGGCGGTTTTGTTGTTGACGTAGATTGCTCCGCGTCTTGCGTTGCAACTGGCGCATGAGCCGACGATGTTGGTTCTGTCGTATGGGTCTATGCCTTGGTCTATTTCGATTGCGTGGTCGGCTTGTGTGCTGGGTTTCTTTCGGCACCAGTGGCAGATGGGTTCGTCTTGGATGACTTGGGCCCGTAGTTCTTTCCATCGTTTGGTTCCGTAGACAGGGTTGCCGCTCATGTTCTAGAGCATAGGTCAAGGTCAAGGGATCTGACGCCCAAGCGGAAGGGCACCGCTCGGTTGTCGTCGTTTGTCATGGGTTACGCGTGTGGTTTGTGTCCCCCACTATTTGGCGATGTCTCGCTCTGGAAGCCTGTCTAGTTTTGTTCGGTGGATAACCAGTCGCCTTTGCGTTAGGGAACGCTGATCGCTCACAGTGCGTGAGCGTCTACCCTCGTTTCCGAGTGTTCCCATAGCGAGGTTCAGTGTCTCTCAAGGGCTAGTGAACGCCTCTGTGCGCTCTGATGGTGTCAGTTGTAGAGTGATACTAGACGCGTGACATATTGCTCGGGGCTGTGGATAACCTTGCGCTGATCTTGTCTAGGTCTTTGGGCCGCCAGACGTGGACTTCCTGTCCTGCGTCCTCAAGTGCGTTAATCCATTCCCATTGCGTATTTGAGACCACGCCTTTGGTGGCTTTCAATTCAACAAAGATTGTGCCGCGTGCCGGGTGAACCATGACAAGGTCGGGGAAGCCTTGGTCGCCTGTGTTGGGTGTGATCCAGCGTCCTGCGCGTACTTGTGCGGGCTGGGTGTGCATGACTTTCCAGCGATGCAACTTGGCGAGCGTGATAACGGCTTTCTGAAACTCTGCTTCAGACGGATCAGCCATTGTTCATCAGCCTGTCTATGAGTTCGGACGCTTCACGCTTAGTGGCTGGGACTGCGCCTTCCCAGTTCTTGGCTCGAAGCATGCCCAGTTGTTTCGGTGTTGGCGGTTCACTGGATGAGCCGAGCGATTGTGTGCGTGCAGGAGCTGCATTAGTTGTGGTTTGTGGTTGCTCGCCTTGACGGTAAACCTTGACCATTTCCTCAAGGCTGGCACGTTTCTTTGATCCCTGATACTGGTAGTTAGCCAAGGCCCGACCAATAGCCGAAGTTTCGCAATTCTCAATAGCACTTGTTTTGTTGACCATGGATGAGCCTCGCACTTCCTCGGCGTACCCGGTGGTGGTCGGGACTGTGTGCGATATGTCAGCCCATAGGGTGGCTTTCATGACAATTCGAGTGCCGTCGTCGGTGACGATCTCGGTGTTGATGCGTCCTAGTGGGCAGTCTTTCCAAAACAGTGGGAGGCGTTCTGCTACTTCGGCGTAGTCGGCTGGGTTAAAACTCATCAATGTTCACCCATTCGCCGTTCAAATAAACTTTTATTGCCCATGCCTCATCTGAGTGTTTACTGCCATAATCAGTTGAATAAATCACTTCTGGTATGCAATCATCGCCCATTTCTTCATCAAAATAAGTGTTGATTGCCAAAACAAAACACCAACCGTCGGCGTTATCTTTAATTCTCATCGGCAATACTGGTGAAACTGTTGTAATAATCATAACTTTCCTTCCTTGCGAAGTCGCATTAAGCGTTGCTCAACAGAACCATTGGTTCGTCTCAAATTTTTAGCAATCGCGTTATTGTGAAAACCTTTATTTTTCAACTCAATCAATCTTTTATCCTCAAACATTGCCCAAGGTTTTGTGTGCCGATCTAACTGCAAATTTGGATGATTAACCACTGGAACATTGCTTTTCTCTGATTCGCGAAGCATCGCGTAAACGGATTCAAGTTCGGTGTGAAGTAACTCAATAATTCGAGTCATTTCTTGGTCGTGTTTTGTCTTTTTTCTAAATAGTTTCATGTCGGGTCCTTTGTTTGTTGGTTTGTTAAGACTGTTGATCTTTAATGTGTCGGCGTTGTTCACTGGTTGCGTTCTGATCGGCCCTGATCGCTCTAGCCACTGCGACACATCGAGTCACTTCCTCCAATGTGAAACCGAAAAAGTCGCCTTCCTCAGCACACAAGAAACAGATACCACGCAACTCGGTACGCAAGCGCATATCCAAATTATTGAACTCGGCGTCACAAATTGCACAGTTCATCGGAAACCGCCCAGACGCATCGCAACGATCGTGTCCTGCGTGCTTTTAGTCAGATTTGACAAGTACACACCGTTCTCCTCGGCGACATAAGCCAACTCGGTGAGGGCCCTTCTAAGCATCGCTACATCCTCTCTGAGGCGTTCAATCTCCCAAGTCGCCGCCTTCATAGCAATATCGGCTTTGGCGATCAGAGCGGTCATTTCTTGAATTTGGTTCATCACGGTCGGGGCTCCTTGATTTGTCGGTATTTGCCGTCACTATAGACGAGCGGTGTGGCTGGGATGAGATGACTGCGTTCTTTCCATGTCAGACCACCCCAAATTCCGTAGCACTCAAGTTGAGTCGTGTTGTATTTAAGAGAGTCGGCGAGACATTCGGGTCGGACTATGCAGGTTGCGCAGACTGCTTTGGCTTCCTTAATACGGGTTTTGGAATATCGTTCGCCCGGCTCAATAATGAACATGGTGAGGTCCATGCCTTTACAAGCTGCGTGATCCCACCAGCGTTCTAGCACAGGGACCACGGTTTCCATCCGCAACCGCCTGTTTCAGCGATGTCGGAATACAACAGGAAAGCGAAACGCAGGTTAAGTGTCGGGTCTGACATGGATTCCTCCATGGGCATATCAAACAGTTGCTCAACATATTTGCGGTGAATGACATTTATTTGGGCAACACCGTGGTCATGTCCGTTAAAAGACGGATGGGTATAACTGACGTTTTGGCAGCGAGTTTCCTTCCATAACAACCGACCCAACTTTTCGAGTGTCTCGGTGTTGTTGGGCCAGCCGACCGTGATCGCAGTTTGGAACCATTCTTGGCATTTGGTGTCCGGGTGGAAATCGGCTAGGCGCGTGTACGGGATGGTGCTGGTGGTGGTGCTGGTCGTCGTTGAGGTTGTTGTCGTTGTGAGCTCCTCTGCGCGGTCCTCTAATTGTTGGGGTGTCAACATGCCCAGCGTGACCGTTTGGGGCACAGACGGCGTCTGAAGGGTCACTGTGGTCTCTTGTACGCCAGTGATCGCCCAGAGAGCGCACAGGCCATAAGTACCAAATGCTAAAAGTGCTAATCGTTTAAGGTTCATTTAGTAGTCCTCTGATAGGTCCGCAACTGATTTGCGGGTGCTGAAGAATCCCTCCAGCATTGGTTTTTGCATGATCTCTCGGGCCATGAAAGCGCGATAGTTGTTATTGAATTTGAATTCGCTACTGGGGTCATTTGTGATGGCGTGTTCGTAGCGCAAGACTTCAATGAGAGCGGCGATGCCGTAATGGGTATATCCGCGGTGCATCAGCTGATAACACATTTTGGTAAGGGTCGGCATGACCCACGGGTTTGCCTCTTTAAAGGCTTCATATTTGAGCATCTCTGCTGGTACAGCGAGAACGTCAAAAAGGGATGGTTGCATTGCTTTCCTCCTGCGGTCGGGGTCCACCTATCAGTGGACGCACTTGGTTGCCAGTCATTTGACCGACTCCCAAGCCGATTGTCAAGTCATTAGGCAAAGATGCGTGCAAAAGCCTTTTCCACGAGGTCGGCAGAATCTGCCATTGTGGGCGAAATCTCTACATGAGTCCAGTCCGCTCCGGGTGTTCCACCGTTGCGTGTGGCAGTCCAAGCCTTCCAAGCGTCACGATCGCATCGGTAGCCTGCTCCCCATTTTGTGAGACCAGTCAAAGGGCATCCAGTGCCGTCGTAAGCGTGAATCTCTTCAATGTTCAGGTCTACGCGATGCTCATAAAGGAACTCAACTAGGGCTTTGCGTTGAGCCTTTGTGCCTTTGAGGTCTACGGCTCGCCATGATGCATGGACGCTCAGCTGTGGACCTGAGCGCATTGGACGGTTCGCATAGATGCCGATGTTTTTGACACCGAACAAATACTCACAGAACTCTACGAATCGTTTTGTGCCGGGTCGTTCGGTTGGATGGTTGCCGTCGGTGTTGCCGGTGTACGGTCGACTAGTCATTGTCTTTGTCCTTATCTTTGAGGCCGTTGGAAGCGAGTATTCCAGAAAGTGCGCCTGTGAGAAACAGCATCATTGGCGACAGTAGCGACCATGCACTTTCGTCGTTTGGTGACACTTCTAGTGGTTGCACTACAAAAAGCAGGCCATAAAGAAGTGCAGCTGTACTCAGCACAAAAGTCGCCGAAAGCGTGATACCGACAACGAGGATCAGTCTGGCTTTGATTTCGGAGTTTGTGAACTTTCTCATGGGTTGCACCTTGTGGATGTTGGGTGGCTTTCACAGTTGTGTCGAGTGCGGTCGGAGCATCCAGTGACGACAAACATGAGGGCAATGGCGAGAACTGCGACGATGGCCAGCGTTTTCATGGCAGAGGCGGATTCGGCAGGTCGGCTTCGTTTGATGGTGTCCATGTCGCCATGAAGTCACGCAACTCTTGGCGGTAGACAGCCCATTCTGCAGAGTATTCAGGTGTCAAAGGATTGTTTGGTATTTGTGTCCAATCCGAATCTGACAGTTTGTATTTGATAACAAGCCTGCAATTTGTTGTTTGTTCTTGGGCGGTATCTCCGCCAATGTAAACGATCATATTGGTCCTACATCCTCCACGCTAAGTATTGCAAATTTAACAGCTGAACGGTTGGCGGAACCTGTACCAGCGTTGGTTTGCAGTGTTGCGACAAGAACAGTGGAACCAGCAGCAAAAGTTGAATAACCAATTAAAATACCGTTTGTCTGTTGTGCGCCTGTGTTTTCAATAATTGCTTCCTGTTGGATTCCGCCAGTAACGTTTGTTAGTCGTACTCTCATAATCATTGCGGCAGCAGTACTTGAACCAAACCCGGGTTCGTAGTAGATGATTCGGTATAGACGGTTTGCTACTGCCGTGAATGCTGGTGCAGTGATTTCTATTTCCTCAACGGTAATAGCCGAATCTGTGGCAGTAGCGGTGTTGTAAGCCATGATTCCACGAGGGAAACGGTTTTGTTGCGCCGCTGTCAGGACTGCGCCCGACGAGAAGTCTGTGTTTGGGTTAACTGCCATAATGTTTTCTCCTTTAACCGAGACGGTTCGTGTTGAGTATTCCCATAGTTGATGAATCCAAAATAAACGCCAAATTATCTATTGCCGACAACAATTGCATAGAAATACTGGTGTCAGAAGGTGTTGCATTTATCGTCATTTCAACACCAATTGTCGGATAATTAACAGTTGATGTCTGACCAGCACCCTTATACGCAACCGTCATCTCATTCCATAAAGCGTACTGAGGCCACAACAAACGCATAAACTGCAACATTGCAACACCATCATCAACCGCTGAACTTTTCAACGACGAATAAGAAAAAGTAATGTTTGTCGGAATAAATCGTGGACTCGAATACCGTGTCACCCAATTAGTCGCAGGAATTGAGTTGTAAGCCGTATCAGCGTTGCCCGGTGTTGAATAAGCGATTACACGCGGCCCGTAAGCCTCTTGAGAGGTTGTATCAGTGACAGTTTGAATTCCGACAGTTGCGCGGTTAATTAAAGTATCAAGTGTAAAACCGTTGTCAATTTCTACATAGGGTAATTGACCAGACGTCAATGCTGAACCAGTACCGACGGCGCTGTAAGTGGTCAAGTTTTGAGTTTTGTTGCCGGGACCCTGAATGGTATAAGCCCAAGTCCACTTGCTGGTTGTTCTTATGTAGTCAGTAGAAAAAAGAGTTGCTACACCTGACGCAAGCATGACGTTATTGATGCCGTCGCCCAAATAAAAAGTGGACCCAATTCCTGCGTAATTAGTAGTCAATTGTTGATTAACACCTGATGTTGAATCTTGGGCGACTGTGTAATCACATAAAGCAAACGGTACCGCTCCCATTGTTTGGCGATACGGCAAACCCTGAAAACCGTTTCCAGCCGTAACAATCGCTGTAAAAGCCGCTGGGATACTTACTGTTTGTGATGACGATATTCCAGTAATTGAACGGCCCGCAACAGATAACCAGTCAAGACCCGTAATGGTTACGTATGACTCTTTCGCACTGACGTCACGAATATCAAAATTGGTGATGATTCCCACAAACGAGGTGCCCGTATTGGCACCCGATGTGGAAGTAATAACTAACGCTTTGCTAAACCAATTGGTTGACGCATAGGTACCTGATCCACCTGGGGTAAAAGCACCGTCAAAGTTTTCAAGTGTGACTGATGCTTCAGACCTACCCATTGCGCCAAGTCGAGCGTTCGCTGTAATAGACAGACTTTGCACAGATGACGTTATGTCGGTCAGTCCTGTGCAGTCACCAAACTCTATTTTCCATGTAAGAGCAAAAGCCATCAGAACCTCACTGATGAGGTCGTAGCGACTTGCAATGAGCCGTTATTGCGAACCCAGCGTTGGATTGCGGCAACAACTTGATTCGGGTCTCCCCCGTTCACATTGACAGTGATACTGGTGCCACCGCCACCTAGCGCGTTGTTTGGTGTGATACTTCCAGACGCGCCAGGCGTGAACAACTCCGGACCGCGCTCACCCACAATGTAGGGACCACCAGACGGGCTAACTGGACCGCCCATAGCACGAGCGGGCAATGTAGAGATTCCAGCAAGACCTAGCGCGTCCTCAGCACTAAGACCGCCGTACTCTGCACCACGAGCAAGATACGACGCGTATTCGAGTGCAGCTGCTGAACCTTGCGTCTTAAACCTTAACAGGATTTCTTTAGACGAGATTCCGTCCATGGTGCCCGAGATACCTTCAAGGACTCCTGCAAACTCCGCCAGTTTTGCTTCATAGTCATCAACATTCTGTTGACTGCCTGTACCGAAAGCGAGAGCGGCAGCAGTTTCTAATTCACCGAGTTTTGTTTTAGCGTTGTCTAAGGCGACTTCCTCATCAAGACTGGTAGTCAAATCTCTCCACGCAGTATCAGCGTTAACGAAAGCGACGCTTGTATTAGTCGCTTCATCACCTAATTCTTTCAACGGGTTGCGGGCTTGTTTAATTGCTTCTTTCATTAAGTCTGTGTCGGCGCGTGCATCTCGGGCCGCTTGAAAGTATTCTCTGAGTCTTTTGTTAGCAAACTCCAGCGGATCTTCACGTTTAAACTGGGCACTTGCATCAACTAAAACGGTGAGCGCCTCTGCACCTGTGGTCAGTAGTGGGATCAGACTTTCGCCAGCACTGTATTTCAATTCGGTAAAAGCATCACCGAGATCGTTTGTTGCGTCGCGATAATCTTTTGCCTTCTGCAATTCCTCAGCCGAAATGATCTGTTCTTCTGAAACGCTCCTAAGGCTTTCAGTTAATTCGACTGAACCCATGTTGATGAGTTCAGCCATTGACTGCCAGCCCTTGCCAAGCAACTGGGTAGCAACTCTGGCTTTTTCGGCTGGGTCCTTAATGCCCTTAATACGGTCAATCGTGTTTTTAAATGTTTCGTTGACGTCTAATGATCCGTCCCTAAGGTATACGAGGTCTACGCCAAGGTCACGAACTTTGTCCGGGTCTGCGCCAATCGTTTTGTTTAGACGACCGATCGCTTGTTCTACGGCGTCAACTGGGATACCAATATCGCCAGCAGCTTCGATATAGCGTGACGCGTCCTCTACGGAAAGCCCTGTGGCATCAGCGAACTTTCCTGCTTCTAAAGCCAAGTCCGAAAACGCTTGAATTCCGTCAGCAACAAATTTACCAATTGAGGCACCAGCCGCAACTGCAAATAGGGCGGCATTAGCGGCAACAATATCTAAAGCAACTTTTGAGCCAGCCTTAAATTTCCCTACGCCGCCTTCGGCATCACGAACCGCAGCCTTAAAATCACCAAAAGCGGCTTTGGCACTTCTGATGCCCGTATCCTCAAGGCTGGTAATGATCGGAATGTTGATTGCCATTAGCGAATCCTTGCCATCTCTCGGTTTGCTTCGCGAACTACTCGCTCAATTGTGTCATTCATTTCACGCTCGACACTAGCAAGAGTTTTTTCAGCGTTACGCCACATATAGCGTGAGGGTTCTCCCGGCAAGTTACGAGCAAAGTTGGGTCGCTGATATTTAGCCTCACGCCTAGATTTTGTGCCTCCGCCTTTACCAGCCATGTCTGCAATAGCCACAGGCGCGCCCTTAGTTGTAATTCGGACAATGTTGACAGGGACACTCATACGGGGCTCATTGAGGTTCCTACGGGGCTTACGCATGTCAATTTTGATTAGTGGGTTCTTGCGGTTGTTCCAACCTGTGCGCCCGTTATGAATCATGCCGGGGAGCGGTGCAAGTGTAGGAATTGACTGTGTAATTTCTGTGAGCATTGGCTTAAGGACTTTGCGAATGTCCTTGTTCAATTCACGCTTCAAAGCAGGGTTGATTTTTCCGAGTTCGCGCATTGTCTCAGCAACTCCCTGCACCTGAATTTTCATCGCTTGCTCTCGTTCTGCTCGATTATCAACCTGACCATTTCGTCAATGATCTGCGCTGGTGTTTCCATCAGATCCAGTGGACTGATGCCTGTCCGAACAGCGAGCTGCGCGATCAGGTTTGTGGCTCGTCCTGCGGGCCCTGTTTGGCTTTTGGGATAAACGTGATATCCATGACGTTTTCAACCCAAGTGCTAAACAACGGGACCACAATCTTTTTTGTTCGTAACGCATCCCAAGCCAACCACGCTAAAGGCTTGAATTTCATGTCTTCTAAGAAACGGCCCACGGAGAGCGTCGGATGGTGATCTTCCCATCTGCACGCAACTCCGTAGGTGATCGGTGCTTCAAATGTTTCACCGTCTGCCATTTCTACTTTTAATGTCATGCCAATCATGTCGGGGTCTCTTTTCTTTGTTGATTACGGGGTGATGTCGCGAACCCAAGTGCCGCCAGTGTAGGACACGCTTACTTGGCTGAGCTCTCCGACGGTCGTTACGATCGGCGTAAATGAGGCCAACATGGCATTACTGATCGTATATTCGGGGTTAGTTGCGGACTCGGACGCGCCCGCTGGTGAGATGACCAGAGTGGTGGTGCCGTCGCCGACCTGATCAAACAGGGTGGCTTCAATTTCGCCAGTGCCGTAGTTCATGAACATCGTCAAGGTTACGTTCACCATTTGGAGGCCCGAGGTAAAGCGGTGCCCGGTATCGCCAAAGGTCGTTGATTCAAGGCTGTCGTAGCCAATTTCCAACGAAGCTGCGCTGGTGTTCTGAGTGACGTCCACACCACCGATGGTGACGGTTGGGTTGGACAAGTAAACGGTTTTTGTTGTGGGCATGATTGTTTCCTTTATGGGATGCGCTTGGAAGCGATTCTGATTGTTAAGTCGTATGCGGGTAATTCTTGCGAACCGATTTGAGCGAGCGACGGGTTACCGCTCAAAACGGCAATTGAGCTGTTCATAATTGTGTCAACCACTCCGAGGATGTAATCGGATGCGTCTTGGTTGCCGGGTGGCGCGCCAAGGATTCTGAGATCAACTGTGATATCTGCGATTTGGTTGTTGAAACAGGTGAAAGTCGGTAACTCGACGAACACTGTGAGCGGTCGTGCGTTGCGCGGATCGGTGACTGGTTTGAGTCCCAACGCTGTGAGCGACGCTGAGACCGTGTTGATGGTGTCTGTGAAAATTCCTGCCACATTAAGCCACCTGACTGCGTTTGATGCCGAGCAACTGATTCACGCGACCCAGAGTCATTAACGGTGGTCCGCTCATGTCACCAAACGACGCGTAACTGTCTCCAGTGGTTCCGCGTTCACGGTACAGACCTGCCGCATACAAGGTGGTTCCCAACAACACTGCGCTATTAGGCGCACTGTTCAATTGATCATGGTATCCAGCCTGCACACGTCTTGAAAAACACCATGAGTTCGCAGCTGCAACACAAGTCGTGAGAAACGCAGTGTCATTTGCCGTTGCGGACGAAATACCGAGAAACTCAATAACTGGTGCATTTGATGACAACCATGTACAACTCAAAGTCCAAGTCAAAGTTCCAAACGGATCGGCGGCGGATCGTTCAAGATCGTCGCCAACATCTTGGAACATTAACTGGTTGACAATGATTTCGTTTTCGTTGTATAGCAGGTCGCCTGCTTCGTTGACACCAGCAAACAAGTTAACTGGAACAGCGATAACAATGTAGGTGCCGTTGAGACCGTGTCCGAGTCCAGTCAGTGTGATTGTCTGTCCGACTGTGATGTCAGTTGTTTCTAGGGTCTGCACCACAGCAACATCATCTAGACGCTGGTGGTGCGTCACGCTAAATGTGGCCATGGTGCAGACTTTCTCTTAGTTTCGGTTGATCAGAACGTGAACTTGACGAACTTGCTTGAGTCAATCATCAAAGCGGCGAAGTAGCCACGGAATGCAATTGTGCGTGACAAGGTGGACGGGTTGTCCAACGAGATCGCGCCTTTCTGCTGTTCAAACAGTTCGTATCCAGATGCGTCGCCGACGATGGCGGTGCCTGATGCGAAGTTACGGTCAACAACAACCTGCAAACCAAAAGCGTTTCCGTTGTACTGTCCGGGTGCAAGATTACCGAATGCGTTCATTGGTCCGATCTGTGGGAACAACGGACGATTGCTTGAATCGGAAAGACCGAGAAGATTTCCCCAGATTCCGGGTGCAAGGAACAAGTGTGTCGGCAAGTTGCCATTTGACGAAGTAAGGATCGTTGCTGCAGCTTCAGCAAT